CCATTAAGTATTCGGTAAATGATCTCATAGTTTTATCCTGATACATTATTTATTCATATTTTTAAGTTTTTCAATAAGGCTATTGCGATCTGTAATGATAACACCGTCGCCGTTGAGGTTTATTCCATGATCCTCACCGCCCGAAGCATCTTGATCTAGTTTTTGTTTCTTTAGCTGAAGCTCAATCATTTTGAGTTTTTTATCAACTTTAGCCGCTTTTGCGTCAATTGCATTCTTTAGCATGGTTCCAGCTACTTCAAAGATACGTGCTGAATATCGTGCTTCTACGTTCATACCCAAGTCAATTAAGTCATCGTAGGCATCTGTAGCACGTTGAGCTAGTGCATCAAATTCTGCGTCACTAACATCGCCTAGCCCTTTAACTTGAGGCAGGGCTGCGCTGATTTTGTCAAATTCAGACATGTCACGCAAGAACGGCTGTGCCTTGGCAATTTCTGCTTTGGCAGCTTTCTTTTCTTCGTCCTTTATGAGTTTTTTGCTCTCAGGAAGATTTAGTAGTTCTTCAAGTTTTTTAGTCATATTTTACTTATGCATTATGGAACATATCGTTTTCGTTAATGATGCGGAATTTTATACCCTGTTGTTTGCACCATATATTTGCCGCTGCCCACTTGGCTTGATTCTTTACATACTGAGCTTGATTGTACTTGTTTTTGCCCACACGCTCTAGTATTGTTTGACTTGCTGGTTTAATCTCAATTAGTTCTACGTGAGTCTTACTAAACTTATCAACATATTGAATAAAAAAGTCAGGTACATAAACTGTTTGCTTTCCAGTCAACGGATCTCTGTAGGGAATTTGAATTGCTTCGCTGGCCCACTTCTGCACACTTTCATTTGTATCGCAAAAGGTCATAAAACTATACTCCCAGCTGCTACGATATGTAGGACTCTTTGTTCCTACATACTTTCCTGGGTTTTTCATTGTAAACTTGCCTTTTGCAAACTTAGTAGCCATTACAATAAGATATTTCTACTTTCGTATTCGTCTTCAACTGATGCAATACGATAACCTAAAGCACTAATATTTTCTCTATAAGCATTTAACACTTGTGCTACAACTTGACTTAATTGTATATCAGTTAAAGTTTTTAATGTGTCAATTAATTGAAATACATTAACATTGTCTTCTTTTGCTTGATTCAACAGCACAATACTAGTACTTCGAGCACTTTCTTGATCAAAGCCGTGTTTTTCAAAAAAACTAACTACTGCATCAATTTGATTACTAGGGAATGTAATTTGATTAGTATAAAACTTATCAAAGAACTGTCTTACGTCAACTGTTGTTGAATTTTGAACTGGTAAATTTGTTGCCATATTAACTACCTACCTTTGTTTGTGTTGCAACTACTGATTGATTGTTGTTATTTGTTACTGTAGGAAAGTTAAATCCTGGAAGGCCGCCACTGTTAGTTGTTGGCTGGACAGCTACTATAGAACTTATATTTCCTGTGTTCTGATTTTCTTTTGTATTTTGATAAGTGTTAATTTGTTGAGATACTGTATTAAGCACTTGTAACCCGTCTAATGTTGGGCTTTGTGAAAGACTAGGAGAACTTTTAACAGAACCCTCTCCGCTTTGTAGTGAACTTGGTGTTTGGTCATACTGCTGGAATCCAAACCCTTCTGGATCCCCGGGAGTTACTTCTCCATACGCATAAGCTACCGATTCAAATGCAAGGCCCATAGTAAAGTCGTGTATTCCTGGTTGGCCTGAATCTAATTTATTATGGTTAAATGCTGTAATTAATGGATTGACTAGTGTGTAGCTAACGTACTCGTGTCTAGCCATTTGATAAATTGTGATGTAGTTAAAAAACGGATTTGTAGAACCGTTGTCTAGTCCGTAAGGAGTAGTTATAAAATTTGAATTACGTGTAGCATTTCTTCTGTATGCGCCTGGTGTTGATGCGCTATTGGTATCAGCATAATAGTAACTGTAATAATTCTGCCATAACTGATTAATGAGTCCCATGTTGTCATCATGGAAGGTAATACTAAGATTTTCGTATTTGTGTGTAGTTTGTATAACTTTTTTTCTGTTATACTGATTTAAAGTTTCTGCGCTAACTTTAAACTGAGGAAGATCAACAGCTTTAACTAACACATTTATTTCATTTCTATAACGTTCAACAAGGTCAATATTCTTTAGTGCAGCAGGATTAATACTGAATGCAACATGGAATAGGAATTTGTGTTTGGGAGCAAGTCTAAACTGATCGTCAGTAAAGATACGAGCAGCATGTTGCCAATCTTTCAAGGTAACATTGCTAGGTGAATATAGAAAACTATTAGGTGTAAAGGCCATAAAATTATTTATCCGGTATAATTAACTGAGTAGTTAATGATTAACCATAAAATAACCCACTTACGTGGGTTACTTTTTTTACCTTGCTCCAGCTGCTGTTGCCGCTGTTCCAGCACGTCTTGATGTTGGTGCTGATGCTCCGCCTGTTGTTTGAATACAGTTATCTGGTTGAATAGTTAAGTCAATAGTCAACATTTCTTGGTTACCATAACCAATTGTGTTGTAGTTTGCTTGACGTACATAGCAACCATAACATTCCCATGTTTCAAGAATGTTTGGAGTTTGTGCGCCGTTTCCACCGTCTAACATTTCAATACGCATTAGGAACTTATAGTCACCGCCCGATGCTGCAGAACTTTGTTCAAAGAAGTCAAACTGCTTTTGCATTTGCTCGCCAACTAATTTGCTTACTTGACCAGTTACATCGTCACGTAACTTAATAGTAAGTTCGTTCCATTTTGGACGTCCTGCATAGTTAATTGTTGAGTTGTAGACCTGGATCATTTGGTTATCAAACGTAACGTTTGGTCTTGCAGCATCTTGAACTTGCTTTGTTAGTTCTGTTGTTGGTGTTGATACTCCAAAGTTTTCAAACATCACTCTAAAGCGATATTTTAGCTTTGGCATCAACATACCTTGAGCAGTTGCTGATTGATCAGTTGCTAAAGGTACTGTAAATTTTGATAAACTTGCGATTGCCATTTTCTATGCTCCGTTGTTATTATGCTAGGCCCTTGATTTCGCCAGTGTTCTTCAAGCGTAGTGGAATGTAGATAAATTCAACTGCTTTAACTGGTTCAATCGCAACGTCTAGGTAAAGTTCATTACGATCAATTCTTGCTGGTGTATTATTGCTTGTATCGCAAACTACAATGTAGTCGTATAGAGCACGTTGTCCAACTAATTCTAATAGTAGACTTTCAACAGCACCTTTTAACTCGTCTCGTGTTACTTTATCGTTTGGTTCAAACACATATGGTTTAGCCAATAGTGAGAATTGACGACGTAGATAAACTACTAAACGTGCCACGTTAATACGATCCAATGCGCTGGCATTTCTAGCACGAGTATACTGTCCGTAGTTAACAAGACCTGTTCCTGTAATGAATGTTATTGGGTTAATCTTGCTTTCAGCAAGTGTATCACGCTGTCCAGTATTCAATGATACTGATTGGAATTCACCTTCGCTGGTAATATAACCAACTGCTGTTGCATTAGTAATTCCACCACGACGTGTACCTGCTGGTGCAAACCATGGATAGCTAACTTGATCGTTCAACGCAATAGTACGTAAAATCATGTGGCTTGGTGGAACAACAATGTTGTTTCCAATGTTGTCGCTAGTGTATCCCCATGGATAAAATACTCCAAGATATTCGTCACTGCTGACTAAACCTTGGTCGTTGTCTTCAACTGCACCTGCTACGTTCTTACCCCAATTGTTAAGAGTTGTAGCATCTGGTGTTAAGCGAGCTGGTGTGTCACCAACCACGAATGCAGTTAAACCTCTATCGTAGTTTAATGTTAGCATTTCACCAATAAGCTCTGGATAACCTGGGCAAGCAATTAAGTTGAAAATACGTGATTCTTCATCACGGATTTGTTGGTTACTATTAATCAATGCTTGTAGAGATTGTACAACAACTTTACGTTGTGCTTTGCGTCCAAATGTACCAGCACCGTTGTCTTGATTACCTGACTCAGTTACCCAGCGATTAGCATAGTAGCTGCTCATACTAGCATCGTCTTGTCTTGGGTTGTCAGCTGTTACATCAACGTAATTGTGAACAAACTTCTTAACATTGAACCCCGAACGACGTAAGTTCCATAGCAACATACCACGTGGATATAATGCAGGATCTGGTGCGTCAAAGTCTAAGAAATCACTTTCTAATAATTCAACGATTGTTGATGCGTCACTAGATGCGCCTGTTGTTGCCCAACGTGCATCAGCAAAAATAATACCGTCTTGTGTTGTTTGATCACCAGTATCAACGGCAATCCATTTGCCTAAATCTTTGTTGTATTTGTATAGCGAAGGATAATTTTCCAAATCGCTAGTGTCAACCCATAAGTCACCTGTTACTAAAGATGTTCCGTCAGATTGTGTTTTTGGTTTAGTAGCACTAACGATTGGTCCTTTTGGATCTGTCAAATCGTCTGCCACAACTGAGTAGTACGGTGATGCAGTTGTAGAAATTCCAGTACCATCATACTGATAACCAACCCATGTTTCGCCATTGTGTACTAATACATCAACTTCGTCAACCATAGAGTTATACCATAGTCTGCCGTCTTCTGCTTCTGTAGTTGGTGCGTCTGCACTAGTTGAAACTTCTGGATATGGGCTCCATAAAGACGCAATATATCCTGAACCAGTGCTGTTATCGTAGAAATTAACAGTACCCTGACCAACTCCATTACCGTCTACGGTGTATGGCGTAAACAAATCAGTGATTGGAGTTTCATCTGTTTCAGCAAATACAATGTCTCCGCCTTCATTGTGACGAATTAGTACTGTACCTGTGGTTGTTTTTGATGCAATAATTTTTGAAGTAATTGGACTGCTACCCCATGTGGCATCGGCCAATTTAGCTGTAAGTGCTGCAATAAATGTGTCAATATCAGCAGATGCATTAGCAGAACCACCTAGTGCTGTAAATGCAACAGTTAACGCATCAGATAATGTTGTTTTTCCTTTAACTGTTTCTCTAACAGTAAACTCGTTGTTGCCTGCTGTGAATCCTGCAAATGTAGAATTAGAAGCAATTTCAGTTGCTCCAGATGCTTTTCTTGAATAAATTTTAAAATTAGCATTGGCTACGTTACCTTGTGCATTAAGCGATTCATCTACGTTTGTTTTTACATACAACGCATTTTGTGTTAAGTTAATGCCGCCGCCTACTGAGTCTAATCCTTTTAAAGCCTCTGCGTTTGATGCATATAAAGGAGCTGTTCTTTCTGTCCAACTACTAGTTGTTTCGTTATATACTTTAGCTCTCCAACGTGCTCCAAGATTTGGATCGGTAGTTTTGACCCAAACAGAACCTGTTGGATAACCCTGAACAGTTGAACTATTTTCTGAACGCTTAAATGTTGGAACAGTATAGTGGGGGCTTGTTTTTAGTGTTG